GGACGGCGCGGTCCGATACCAGGAGTGGAAGGGTAGAGTAGTGGCAGCATACATCGATGCGCTGCAGGCAATGGGAAAGGAGCAGCGCAAGGCGTTCGAAGCGTATACCGACTTCACAAAGAAAAAGCCGATAGCAAAAACACCGGGCAAGATTTGGATGGAGCTCAAAATTACCTGGATGAACAAGGCACACGGCGACTGCGACAATGTTTTTAAAGGCATAGCCGACGCATTATTCATGAACGACAAGTACCTGGCCGGATCGTTTGATTACACATACGGACCAAAAGGAAAAGTCGAAATAATAATCACGTTTGATACATGAACTGGGAAAATCTAAAAACCAATACATGCCCGCACTGCAGCGAGAAACTCACACGCAGATCGGGAAACGAAATCGCATGTACGCGGTGCTTTTTCCTTATAGACGCAGTACGCTTTTTGAAAATCAGACAGCACCGGGCACACCCAGAACGCGAGAAAAGAAAAATGCGCTGGCAGAACCTACACGAAGGTAAATGTCCAGTATGCAGCGACGAGCTCGCAACGGACAACGACTCGAAAAACAACGTGTACGAATGCATGGACGACAGATGTGATTTTAAAATCAGCTTAACCAGCGTGCAGGCGATCCTTGCAGACGAGACGCACCCAGCGAACCTATTCCGGGGTCGTTAAACTGCCATGACAATATACGGCAAAAACGATATACGCTGCTCTGTCTGTCTCCGGGAATTCAACACCGCACAACTGAAGTCCGAGGGCTTATTTAACGGAACCTGCCCAATCTGCGGAACGGGCATAAAACCGCACAAAATGGCTGAGGACGGGTATGTGAAGGTTAACTGGCAGGAATTGCGCGTACTGGCCATATACGCACGCAGGTGGGCCGATACGTTCGATAGGCGGCCGCTCGGAAACCTGCAGGCCATTACAGTCCTCGAAAACATACTCAAGCGACTCGAGCGCTACAAACCACCGGGAGCAGATCCGCTGGACGGAACACCAAAGGTTAATCCAAAAGAGCTACCACTCCCCTCGCCTTATTTTAAAAAACTTAATCCACCAAGAGACACACTATGAGCGACACACAAAACGAAGTAGTACAAGAGCAGAACCAGGGACGCACGATGACCATCGTGAATGAGAAGCCGCCAATTTATGAAAAGGCGCACCTGGCATTCGACATCGATGACAGCGAAACTGTATACACGTACGGCGATAAGCTATACAACCCAGCAGGCCTACAAATTGGCCAGGACCTCATCGAGCACGAAAGCACACACATGCTGCAGCAGAAAGAACTCGGAGAAAACGGCCCAGCAATATGGTGGGACAAGTACCTCAACGATAAAGCGTTCAGAGAGGCGGAGGAAATCGAAGCATACGGCCGACAGTATGCGTACTACCGCACCAAGCAGAAAGACCGCAACACATGCGCGAAGTACCTATCGCAGCTCGCAATGTTTCTATCAAGCAAACTCTACAAACTGGATATCAGTTACGGCGAAGCGTTGAAAGCGATCAGAGAGGAATCGGACGCAAACCTAACTAGCAAAAGACGATGATAGTGGCGTTCTCATGGGTGCTCGCACTTACGTCGATATGGTGCACATTCCTACAAGGGAACCGCGGGGGGCTCGGATGGGCGCTAGGGTTCGGAAACACAATACTCTGGATCTTATACAGCGTGCTGACGAAACAATGGGCATTCATACCACTCAACATAGTGCTCGCCGCCGTACAAATAAGAAACTTTGTTAAAAACAATGAAGTATGAACACGGCAAAGCATTCACAAGCGAGATAGAGCAGTCGAAGCAACTGCCACCGTTTGACTACCCAATACCAGATGAACGCACCAACCAGTACATGCTAGACAGACTGAACACCAAGACATTCGAGAGAGAAGAACGGCAGCAGAAGCAGGTAGTGGAGGGGTAGAAGATACACGGAAATCAAGAATACCGATGTAGATTTTAGAAAAAAGGGTATAATTAAAGAAATAACAAGTAATTCTAAGGGAAAAGACAAAGCGATATGAGCGAAAGAATCCACACAAACTCACAAAAAACACGCCCCTATAAGGCAAACATTTATCACGAATTCATCGCGTGGTATTCTTTGCCGCACAAGGAGCGAGTAAACTTCGGGATTGAGAACCAGGACCAATTCGCAGAGATTTATAAAGTTAGTCCAAACACACTCAGCGAGTGGAAAAAGCGCCCGGACTTTGAACGGAGAACGGATGAACTGCTCATGGAGCTGGGCAAATCAAAAACGGTTGACGTTGTGCAGGGTATGTACATGTCGGCCGTTAAAGGAAACCCAATGAGCCAGATGCTATGGCTGCAGTACTTCAAGAAATTCAACCCAAAGGCAGCAGAGACGCAAAACGAAAACAAGGTCGAAATCACAATCAACGACATCCGGTTTTTGATTGAAGCATTACCAGAACCCCTAAAGAAAAAGCACTATGCAAATCTCAGAGAACTCCTTGACGACAGTGCAGCCATTAACACTGCAATCGACGAAGGAGAAGTACCAGACGGTATACGCCTCCTTGCGGAGAGCAATCGGGTCGATGGATTTGAGGATACAGTACCAGGAGAAACCGATCACGATGCACAAGTCGTTCACGGGCAAGGAACCAATGCGCTGGCCCGCCGTTATTCGGAACGCGTATGCGACCATTTGGAGCGGAAAGCATCCTCGAGTAATCATCAAAGCGCCGCGTGGAGGTGGCAAGAGTAAGCTACTCGGGACGGTCGGATTCGATTATTGGTTTTTGAAACGACGCAAGGTAGTGAACATGGGAGGATCGGCGGTCCAGGCCACGATCGTGTATGACTATTTTAAAAATTACTGCGATATTGACGCAAGCATCGCAACAACCATAGCCGGGAAACCAAAGGCAATGATGACGCGCGCGGAGGACGGTCACTACTTCTCCAGCGTTACAGCATCAACAAAACAGACCCGAGGAAAACACCCGGACGTTTTCATATCAGACGAGACATGCGAAACCAGCGACGAGCTCATACACTCAGCGCTGCCAATGGTGGACTCAAGCCAGAACCCGTTGGTAATCATGGCCAGCACGTTCCATAAAATTTATGGGATATTTCAAGAGACATGGGACGCTGCAGAGGAGCGTGGATACAAACGCATACAATGGGACATCTTCGACGTATGCAAACCATTCCACCCCGACATTTGGGAGAGAGCAGACATCAAGAAAATAGCCGGTATAGAAAAACTAAAAGCACATGCGCGCGGACGCACAGGCGACCCAGACGGATGGGTACCGATCGCAAACGTGATCCAGGCATGGAGAGAAAAGCCGACAGAGGACTGGTTCGAGGTTGAATACTTGGGAAGCAGACCGAGCGCCGCGGGACTGGTGCTCAAACCAGAGGATGTTGACAGAGCAATGTTCGACATCACGCAAGATAGTGTGTATAATTATATTAAGGGAGCAACGTGCGTGCTCGGCATCGACTGGGGATTCTCATCGATGACAGCAGTCACGGAATTCATGGCACACCTTAACCAAGTAGTCGTGATGCTCGATAATAAAAATTATCACCAGACATCGAGCGACGACATCATAAAGGAAGTGGTCGAGAAAGTAAGGGCACACGGTATACGTTTTATTTACGCCGACAGCGCCGGAAAGTTCGAGAACGTGGCGCTGCAGAATGCACTCGCTAAAGAAGGACTGGCCTGCAAGGTTGTCGAGGTAGTGTTCTCGAAAGAGAAGGAAGGCATGCTCGGAAACTTTCGCGCACACTTTGAACAGGAGAAAATAAAAATACCGCGTCGCATATTCAGAAACGGAGAGTGGTTCCCAAACTTGGAAGCATACTGGCAGTACAAACGATACCGATACCAGGAAGGCACCGACAAGCCAGTAAAGAAAGACGACCACATCCCCGACTCAACCATGTGTGCATTGCAACACTTCAAACTAGGAACATTTGCCCGGCCGATCACGCTGCAGAAAACAGCAGAGACAAAACGAGACAAGGTAACACAAAAGGAAAAGCAACAGGCAGCGAAGCCGATCACCGCTGGATTATTAAAAAAACAATTCTAACTAAAAATGGAAATACTAGGATTTGAAATAAAGAGGTCAATGAAAGCTGCCGAAACAGGTAGCGTTGTTAGCGTTCCAAACACACAACAGAACACAAAGCCGTCAATACCACTCAAGCGGTCCATTCCGACTGCAGAGATTGGAGATGCCGGCACGCGCATGATGCACGGCGTAATCGCGGACGACTACAACCCAAACCTCCAGGGAATCCAGGGTATCAAGGTATACGACGAAATGCGCCGAAGCGACGGAACGGTCCGAGCAGCAATGCTTGTGACAACACTTCCGATCCGCAGAGCAAAGTGGTTCGTTAACCCAGCAACAGACGACCAGAAAGACAAAGACATCGCAAACTTTATCGAACATGCAATTTTCGACTGGCTCGATATTTCATGGGACGACGTAATCAGACAGGCGCTCCTCATGGTGCCTTTTGGCGTTATGGTCTTTGAGAAGGTATACGGCACAAAGGAGCACGAAGGAAAAACATACGTGACACTTTCAAAGCTCGCTCCCCGACTACCGAAAAGCATTCAGCAATGGGAACTAACCGACGGTACGTTTGGTATCCAGCAGATCCGCCAGGACGGACAGTCAGCACAGATCCCGGGAAGCAAACTTTTGATATTTGTAAACGAGCGCGAAGGAGACAACTGGTTCGGGACATCAATGCTGCGCCCGGCATACAAGCATTGGTACTACAAAAACAATTTTTATAAAATCGACGCATTGGCATTCGAACGCCAGGGTTTAGGCGTGCCGATAATCAAAATGCCAGCGGGGTACACCGTGACTGACGAACAGAAGGCAATCCAGGCAGCGCAGAACCTCCGAGCAAACGAAAGCGCATACATGATATTGCCGCCTGACTATACCGCGGAGTTTATGGACATGGGTTCAGGAACGACACGCGACCCACAGAACAGCATCAACCACCACAACAAGGAAATATTGCAGAGCGTCCTGGCACAGTTCCTCGAGCTTGGCCAGACATCAAGCGGTGGAAGCCGAGCGCTTTCAGAGGACCACAGCGACCTATTCCTCAAGGCAATGGAGGCGGTAGCAAACACAATCTCATCAGAAATAAACAAGAACCTTATCCCGGAATTGGTCGACATGAACTTTGACGGGGTAACTGTCTACCCGATTATCGATTACTCAGGCATTGCACGCATAGACGTAGCAGGATTAGCAACGGCCTACAGCTCGCTGGTTACGGCAGGAGCGCTCAAACCGATCGCAGACGACGAACAGTACATTCGTGCAGCTATGGGCCTTCCAGCGCGAACACAGGACGACGACATCGAGGACGATCCAAACAACAAGGACAAGCAGGACGGCATAGACATCGACGTACCGGCCGGAGACGACCAGGAGGACATCGATGAGGGCGAACCAGCAGACGATACAGAGGAGGTAGAGGACGGCATGGATAACGCCGAGGAGGACAAACCTACTGCAGCAGATAACGCCGAAACAACCGAAACGACAGGAAAAAAGAAATCACAGGTTGACAAAGTAGCGGCATCACACACACACCACAAAGCAAAACGCACCTTTGCAGCCGGAGACGGATTCATGTCATGGCGACCGCTTACGTTTGCAGAAAAGAAAGTCAGCTGGGAGAACATTCAGAACACAATGGGAGAGCTCGACGACAGCTTCACACAGGAAGCCAAGGACGCACTCAACGCGAGCAAGGACGTGTTCATGAAAAAGCTGCATGCTGCAATCGAGGACAATGACCTAAAAGCAATATCAGACCTCGAGATCAAATTCATTGCGGAATACAAATCAATCCTGAAGGACGCAATGAAAAAGGCATACGAATACGGCAAGAGCAATGCATCGAAGGAAATGGGCGTACCAACACCACCGAATAGCGCATCGTCATTGGCCGCGATTGACCTCCAGGCAGACACGATCGCAAACAAGACGGCAAGTGACATCGAGAGCAAGGCAAAGATAGCAACCAGCAACGCGATCAAGAGTAACAAGAGCAACCTGCAGATTGTCGGAGAGATTGACCTTGTACTGCAGGAAGCAATCGGGAAAGCGGTTGACAGTACCGCAGCAGTAGTCGTCGGCCAGAGCATCAACATCGGCCGCAACGACGTATTCCAAAGAAACACAGCCATGATTTACGCATTGCAGCGAAGCGAAATCCTGGACGAAGTGACGTGCAACTTTTGTTTGTCGATGGACGGACTGATCATCGAGCCCGACGACAAGTGGGCAGCAACAGACATATTCCATGGCGACTGCCGCGGCATATGGGTCGAGATTTTGAAGGACGAGGAAAACCCGCCAGAAATTACCGGAGTGCCGGACAACCTAGGCGACTACTACGGGGGCCAACCAAACGCACTCGTACAACCTCCACGAATTATCAAGCCGAAGTAATCCACAAGGAAAAAAATTTGTAGGGCGCGTATCCAAGTGGTATAATTTATACACACAGAACACTATGACAAAAACATCCTTCACGAAAAGTAAGACCAATGACCGATTCGTCGGAGTATTTCCTTTAGAGTTTGATAATGACGGCAGCAAGTTTAAAGAGAGCGATCCGGCAATCCCGGATGTGATCCACTTGATACCGATCGGCCAATGGGAGCATGACCTCTATGGCCCGATAATCATTACCAGCTCTGATATCAGGGAGTTCGTCCAAAACTTCAACGCTGGTGTCAGAAAGGGAGTATTTATCACCGCAGGTCACGAAGGCTGGGAAGAACTTCCAGCAGTCGGATGGATCAGCAAAGTCGAAGCGCGCAACGATGGACTCTGGGGAACGGTTGCATGGAATAAGCTCGGGACAGACACACTGAGCGACAAGCAATACAAGTACTTTAGCCCGGAATTGTGCCGCGACTACGAGGATCCACAAACACACCAACTGTATCGAAACGTACTCACGGGAGGAGCGCTCACGAAGTCACCATACTTCAAGGAGCTCGAAGCGATCGTCTTCTCGGAGCCGAAATTAAAAACTAAGTTCAACGAGAACAACAACACTATGACAAAAACACTCGAAGAAATCTTGGCAATTGCAGACATCTCAACTTTGACCGACGAGGACAAAGCGACATTGAAAGCAAACGCCGACAAGCTCACAGATGAGCAAAAAGTGCAGTACACCTCAATCATCGATGCACCAGCAGAAGGCGAAGCAGAGACAGATGAGGAAAAGGCAGCGCGCGAAGCGAAGGAAGCTGCAGACAAAGAAGCAGCAGACGCAGCGGCAGCAGCTGAAGCGGAAGCAACAGAAGCAGCAGCGCAGAACATGTCCGAAAAAGGCAACGTTGTGATTAGCGCAAGCGAACTCGCAGCACTCCGCGCAAAGGCAGACCAGGGCGCACAGGCGTTCAAGGAGCTCGAAAAAGCAGAGCTCGATGCATCAGTATCCAAACTTACATTCAGTCAAGGTAACAAAGATGGGAAGTTTCTCCCGAAAGCAGGAGCAGCCCTCCGCGCATTCATGGAGACACTCAACAAGGCGCAGCGCGCTAAGTTTTCCGATCTTATGGCTACCGGGTTGCCTAAGAACCAACTTTTTACTGAAGTAGGCCAGGATGGTGCAATGGACAGCACCGCAAAGAACGAACTCGACAGCAAGGTCGACGCGAAAATGAAGGCAGACCCAAAGATGAAGTACTCAGATGCGCTCAAGGCGGTCATGAGTGAAAACAAGGAACTTGCAGAACGCTATAACAGCGAACTTCCTTCAGCACGAAAAGCATAGTTTTATAAACAGTACTTAATTAAACCAACACCATGACACAATCAATTCGAGATTTTGAACGATCATTTGTGTGCGGCTCTGTCTCACTTGCGACAAAGCAGTACTACATCGTCAAGCAGCACACAGGTGGAACAGCGATCCTCGCAGCAGCAGGAACTGACAAACTCATCGGCGTATTGCAGAACAAGCCAGCAGTAGGCGCTGCAGCACTCGTGCGTTTCCTTGGTACATCGAAAGTAGTATCAGGCGGAACCATCAGCGTAGGCGCATGGGTCACATCAGATTCAAACGGTGCAGCAGTAGCGACAACAACCGATAAAGATGTTGTCCTCGGTAAATACCTCGGTGCAGCAGCAGCGGCATCAGGCGACATCATCGAAGTGCAGCTCGGTATCTTCACTTTGTCAGCATAGTCGAACCATTAGAACCTCATAACCAATAAAAAAACACCATGTTAACACAGCAAGATGTCGTCATCGATCCAGCGTTGTCAAATGTGTCTATCAAGTACACAAACGAAACGTTCATCGCTGACAAAATTTTCCCGGTTGTACCGGTCTCGAAGCAGACAGGTAAATACTATGTCTACGACAAAGCAAACCTCCGCATCGACAAGACAAACCGTGCAGCAGGATCAGGTGCGAACGAAATCGACCTCGGACTCTCAACAGTATCATTCGCTTGTGACGACCACGCTCTCAAGAGCTTCGTTGCAGACGAAATCCAGGACCAGGCAGAAGCAGCTCTCAACCCACTCGTGGATGAGACAGAGACAATCACAGAAAAGCTCATGCTCGACCGTGAAAACATTCTCGCTTCATTGATCACGAACACTGCAAACGTCACACAGAACACTACATTGTCAGGAACCTCACAGTGGAGTGACTACTCAAACAGCTCACCGATCGCAGACATCCGCACAGCGCGCACTACGATCCACGCTGCGACGTTTAAGAAGCCAAACACGCTCATCCTTGGCAAGCAGGTGTTCGACATACTCTGCGACCACCCAGAAATCCTCGAGCGCGTGAAGTACTCACAGCTCGGCGTTGTGACTGAAGAACTCTTGGCTCGAATCTTCCAGGTTTCACAGGTTCTCATAGGAGAAGCAGGTGCAAACACTGCAGCAGAAGGCCAAGCAGACAGCTTGAGCTACGTATGGGGTAAGCACGCAGTATTGTGCTACATCGCACCACGCGTAGGCCTCAAGACCCTCACATTCGGCATCACATTCACATACTCACAGCGAGTAGCGAAGCGATGGCGTGACGAGGACCGAGAAGGCACATACGTGCGTATCGGCCAGGACAACTACGTCCACAAGATCGTAGCAGCCGTAGCAGCGTACCTCATCAAGAACGCAATCGAGTAAGCGAACCAGGGCATTTGATACACCGGACTTATGGCAACATGAGTCCGGCAATCAGATGCCCACCACTATCAACCATTAAAAGCGCTCGCCGAAAGGCATGCAGGGGTTCGGAGCCCACGCAATAGCGCAAAATATCTATGGCAAAAGAAGTAAAAGGACTCATCCAGGTGGCACCACAATTCCAGGTAAAGCGCGGCGCAGTAAAATGCGAAAGCGGACTTGCAACGCGTTATATCGCGGCTGCGATTTTTGATACTGCAGCACTTGATAGCTCAGGCGTAGCGAACACAACCATCGCAGCACACGGTCTCGGAGTATACCTACCTACCAAGGCAATCATCACAAACGCATGGGTAGACGTTATAACAACATTCACATCAGCAACAGATGCGGCAACGATCGCGCTTAAAGCACAGAACGCAGGAGATCTAACAGCAGCTCTCGCAATCAGCGATGCATCAAACATTTGGGATGCAGGAATACACGGCTGTCTCCCAGGAAGCTACGCGGAAGCGACAGTAGCAGGAGACACAGCAGTACTCGATGCAGCACGAAAGGCGGCATCGTTTATCAAGCTCACAGCAGAGCGTGAACTCACAGCGACAGTAGCAGTCGAAGCATTGACTGCAGGAAAAGCAGTTATATACGTCGAATACGTAGTCAGCCTTTAATAACAGTTAAGAAAACACACCATGTCAACTTTCCTAAAAGTAAAATCAAACCTCAACCATGACGGCGTGACTTACAAAGTCGGCCAAGTGTTCGAGGCAGAACCAACACAGTTCCAGGCGCTCGTAAACGAAGGCGTACTCGAAGTACTTGCAGCGGAAACATACGAAGCTGCAGTCAAAGAGTCTGCAGCACTCGACCAGAAGGCCAAGGAGGCCGCTGAAACGCCAGAACAGACAGAGCAGAACACTTGGGGCCCAAAGCCGGATCCAACTGATGCAGAAGTAGAAGAAGCAGCGAAAGCTGAAGCAGAAGGTACTACTGAAACGAAGGACGAGGAAAAAGCTCCAGAGTTAACACTCGCAAAATTCAAAGTTCTCAAGGACTTCGAAATCAAAAACCAATCATCGAAAAACTTCGGCAAACACGTTGCCGGAGAGATCCTCGAAGCAGATCCAGTCGCAGCTGCAAAGCTCGTCGAACTCGGAACGCTCGAATTAGTAACTCCTGAAAACGGAGATAACCTCTAACAAACACCATGGCACAAGTAACTCGACCCGTAACCCTTCGTGCATCAGCAGTACTGGCAGCAGTCACAACTGAGTACGGAACCTCATACGAGACATTGCGATCGAGCGGTACGGCAACGGCAACAACAGCGAATAAACTCACGGCATCAGCCGGAGCATTCACTACGGTTGGCGTAGCAGTCGGCGACATCGTGAAAAACACGGTCACAGGAAAATATGCACTCGTTACTGCAGTCGATAGCGCAACAGCGTTGTCACTCGGAGCGGATATTTTCTCAGACACGAACACATACGAGATTTATACCAACCAAGGACTTGAAGTGAGCGGCGAATACAAAGAAGCTGTATTCACGCTCGACGTTACTGCAGCGGCAACCGACGCAGCAGACACCCTGGACGTATACATCGACACTTCATTCGATAACGGTGCAACCTTTGTCAACATTGGCCACTTTACACAGCTCGCCGGAAACGGTGGTGCAAAGCGGTACATCATGGCATTCAAGTCAGCACCGATCGCAGCAAGCAACAGCGTACTAGCTACATCAGACCAGGCTGCGGCCGCAGCATTGCAAATTGGATTCGGAACACGCTTCCGATACCGCGCAACTGAAGCAAACGCAAGTACTGCAGACAGCTCGTACACGTTCTCGCTCAAAGGGTTCTTTAAGAAATAAGATTGTATTTTGATACCTCCCCTATCATGGGGGAGGAAATGAGAATATAATAAAACTATGACCATAGACCCAGCAACAAACTTCGGAATAGCAGAAGCAAGCACAGGCTACGATGCCAGTGCAACTTCAGTCGTCCTGGAAACCGGAACAGGGTCAAAGTTTCCACAACCATCAACAGACGGCGCATTCAACCTTGTATGGTGGAACTTTACTGACTATCCACGACCATCAGACGACCCAAATGTTGAAATCGTACGTGTCACAGCTCGAACCACCGATACGTTGACCGTCACAAGAGGCCAGGAAGGCATCACAGCAACGACAAAGAACACAGCCGGGAAAACATACAAACTCCAGCTTGGACCCACCGCAAAACTCATCTCAGATATCGTGGCAGCACTTGCTACTAAAGAAGAAGCAAGCAATAAAGACATAGACGGTACGTTTGCAGCAGACAGCGACATAAAATATCCATCGCAGAAAGCCGTCAAAACGTACGTGGATACTGGGCTTGGTACTAAGCAGGATACGCTCGGATACACAGCCGAGAATACAGCAAACAGAGGCGCAGCGAATGGATACGCACCGCTCGGAGCAGACTCAAAGATACCAACAAGTTACCTACCTGCTTTGGCAATTACTGACACGTTTGTAGTATCCTCACAGGCAGCAATGCTCGCACTCGACACTCAGATCGGTGATGTTGCGGTGCGTACCGATCTGAATAAGTCATACATCCTTGCCGGCTCGGATCCGACAATACTGGCCAACTGGCAGGAACTTCTTACACCAACTGATACAGTACTCT